AATGCAAACAGAAGACCGTAGTGTTTCAGACTTTAGACTAGGACATATTATGCTAGCCAATGGATTTACTAAGGATGAAGCAATGAGTGTCTTGGTCAACAGCGACAAGGCTGTAAGCAGAGCCCCCCAACACCGCATAGGCTATGCACAGGGGATTGTGGATAAGATTGGGTTGTTTGAGGACAAGAAAGAGCCTGTAATGCTTTCCAACAGCGTAGCTAGTATCCTAAAGCGTGGGCCAATTGATAACTCATTCGTTAAGTTTCCTTGTGACTCGCTGATCGATGGCACCCATGCAGGGTTTAGACTAGGCCAGGTCTTAGGGCTAGTTGGCGGCACCGGTGTAGGTAAAACGACATTCGCGCTTAATATGTTCAAATGGTTTGTTGAGGCTAATGCTAATTATGTACATTTCTTTGTCACTCTTGAGCAATCAGAAGAGGAGATTGCAAAGCGTTGGGCTACAATGTGCGGTGCCAATACCTCTCTCCATGATAAAGTACAAGTATTAGGAAATTACAATGCAGATGGTACATTTCGTGCACTATCATTAGAAACCATTAAAGATTACATCCTAGAGTTTCAGATTACACACAACGTGAAAGTAGGCTGCGTGGTATTAGACCATATTGGTATCTTATCAAAGAACCAAAAGAATGGTGAAACTCAGGGTCTTATGGAGATCTGTCAACAACTTAAGGCCTTTGCCATGTCTACCAAGACGTTCTTTGTCATACAGTCTCAAACCAACAGAGATAAGGCCGGTATTGGTGATCTTGAGCTTAATAAAGATGCAGCGTTTGGTACGACCGCGTTCGAGTGGTATTTAGACTTTATGATCACCATCTGGATGCCTCTAAAGCGGGTTTATGATAAAGTTCCTGCACTTACTGTAACAGCGTTTAAGTATTGCAAAATACGTGAAAAGAATGTAAAGTTAGATAGGATACTAGAGGATCAGAAGCAGTTGTTAATATACGATGTGGACACTGAGCACTATAGACTTTTAACTCAAGAAGAATCCAAGCAGATACCGTTCTGGAATACGCAGGCTACGAATCTGAGGAAAGCAGATAGAAAAACTGATGTTGTTGAGTACAAGTTTAGCGGCTGGACGAAAGAGGAAGTAATATCATGTCAGAAAACCTAATGGTTATAAAAGATACAGAAGCTTTCCTGCAGCTTTCTGATTACATCAAGGACTTTGAATATATAGCTTTTGACACTGAGACTACGGGCGTCCACAAAGGAGCCGAAGTAATCGGTTTTTCTATCTGTGCTGAATCTGATGTTGCTTTTTATGTGGTTCTCAGCTACTGGTGTACAGAGCGAAAGCAACTTATCGAATTAGAAACCTCATCTTTTGTTAAGAAGTTCTTTAAGCAGTTACAAGAAAAGAAACTTATAGCACACAATGCTATATTCGATTGTTCTAAGATTTATGATATCTATAAGGTAGACCTGATGCCTTCGGTACACACCGACACCATGCTACTTGCCCACTTATTAGACGAATCTCGCCGCAATGGGCTTAAGGAGTTAGGAGCCTCAGTCTACGGGCAGTCAGCAGTAGAAGAAAAGCTCGCCATGCAAGCGTCAGTCGCCAACAATGGCGGGGGTCTAACTAAGAAGAACTATGAGCTCTATAAGGGAGATCCGGACTTGATCGGTGTCTACGGCGCCAAAGACGCACTTCTTACCTTCAATCTCTTCTATGAATTCCTCCCACAGCTAATGGATCAAGACTTAGATAAGTTCTTCTATGATGATGAGTGTATGCCCCTGCTTAGGGGTCCTAGCTATGAGCTCAACACAGTGGGTCTTAAAGTAGACACCGCAAAACTCCAACAATTGAGAGCACAGTTAGAAATGGATATAGCTGAATCCGGTGCGCTTATCGCTCATGAGATTAAAGACTTGATCAAAGATAAGTATCCTGCCACTAAGAAGAGCAATACGTTTAATATCAATGCCGGGCAGCAATTGGCATGGTTATTGTTTGAACGTCTGGGTAGGGATTGCATAAGTTTCACCGAGGTAGGCAAGTCCTTGGCAAAAGCCTTAAATGTTAAGCTATATAGCAAGAAAGATCAACGAGCCTTCATTGCCTTACTTCGGGAGTTCAAAGGACAAGTCTGGGCGCCCAAAGGCTCTATCTCTAATGGGAGACCCTTGCTGCTAGACAAGAAGATCGGCGACCCCTGGCAGTATATGTGCACAGATGTAGACGTGCTGGAAGCATATGCTCCAGAATATAAATGGGTACACCTCTTGGCCACTCAAAAGAAGAACATTAAGACTCTAAGCACATATGTCATGGGTATTCAAGAGAGGGTCGAGTATGGAATCATTAGGCCCAGATTCAATCAGATTGGAACCACATCTGGCAGGTACTCAAGCACCGACCCTAATTTTCAGAACCTACCTCGTGATGACAAGCGTATCAAAGAATGCATCATCTCAAGGCCAGGGATGGTGTTTATTGGGGCTGACTACTCACAGCTTGAGCCCAGAGTGTTTGCATCAGTATCGCAGGACCCGCGGCTATTAGAATGCTTTGCTAAAGGTGAGGACTTCTACAGCGTTGTTGGTGCACCGATATTTGGGATTAAGGGTTGTTCACTGTTTAAGGATGAACCTGGGTCTTTTGCTGTTAAGCATAAGGCATTAAGAAACATGGCTAAGGCCTTCGCTCTTGCTACACCGTATGGCACGAGCGCTCATAGGCAGGCCTCAGAGCTAGGTAAGAGTGTCGCTGAGTGCCAGGACATTATTGATAAGTACTTTGCATCATATCCCAAGGTAGAGGCTATGATGTTAGAGTCCCATGAGATGGCCAAGAAGCACGGTGTGGTGCACAGCCTATATGGGCGCCCTAGGCGTATACCAGAAGCTAAGAACATACCACACGGGATTGAACACGGTGAGCTACCATATGAAATGAGAACGCTTCTCAATTTGGGCATGAATCACCGAGTTCAGAGCAGCGCCGCTAGTATCGTGAACCGAGCAGCCATAGCCTTTTATAAACGAATCTCAGACCTTGGGCTATCAGCAAAGATTGTGCTTCAAGTTCATGACGAACTTGTGATAGAGTGTAAAGAAGGAGATGCAGAGTTTGTGGCTGCCACCCTTAAGGACTGTATGGAGAACACCACGACGTTACCGGGAGTAGCATTAATTGCTAATCCTGTGATAGCTAAAAACCTAGGAGACTTAAAATGAGAACTCTATTGTCAGGTCTATTGTCAGGTATCATTCTACTCAATTGTCAGGGATGCCTCTGCTCTGGCCGCAATGAGTGCATTAAGCCTGGTGGGGGCACCCAAAGCACACCGTGTAGAACCCCCGGAAGAGGGTGTTGATATGGATGTCTATAACAAAGTACTAGCAATATCAATGAGCTTAAATGCCGCTTTCTTTCTAATCGGTGTTGGTGTAGGATATTTAGTATGGGGAGGTAAGACAGATGATAAAAGGGTAATAAATATAGGCACTGTCAGACTTTAGACACCGACCTCTATGTTATAAGCGTTAGGTGGTCAGATCTCGAAGAGACTATAGTTAGAGCAGCGATAGTAAATCGTAATACTGAAGAAGTCTATGAAATAGGGACTTACACCATTAAAGACGAAGACATGCGTAATTGGAGAAAGATTTAATATGTTTGAAGCTAACTTATATGATCATAAGTCAGAGATGTTTAAACTTCTTAAGTTTAAATCCTTAGCTCTACTCCTCATGCGAGCAAAACAGGATGAGAAATACCTAATAAGGGTATATAGTGGTAAGAAAGAATTTATGTGCAAATACAATTCGAAGTTTGGATGGAGAATAGAAGAAGAATATAATTAATCTTCACGTCTTCCGTTATCGGAACCAATCTTAGATACGATGGACTTAAGCAGATCACCACCAGAAGCTGAATCCAAGTTCTCGTATATAGACTTAATCTCAGTGAGTGCAATCAGAGACGATACCATCTTGCAAACAGGGAGCATGGGCATCATATAGCGTTCAGCTAAGAACCCTACAACTAAAGCAAGCTCATATACCACAAGCTTGCTAATGGTGCGCCTAAAGCCTGAGGATGTAATCACTTCGCCACGTTTCTTGGCAGCAACAATACCGGTTACAAAGTCTATGCCAATTAGCACCATCGTGGTGATCAACACGGCCTGGATCGGTGCAAATATAGCAGCTAACATCATAATGATGTTCTGTATGTATTTCACACCAGCTCCTTGACGCATCGGTGGCATAGGATACGATAATGAGTCTTCTCAACTTTGATCTGAGTGCCATAAGCATGAAACCCATAGAACGGAAGGTGACACCGGGGGCAGTCAGTTACAAATGTCCTAAATAGAAATGCTATAATTCGTCTTAAAAGTCTCATATTAGTTACTTATCTGTAGAGCTATGGCTGATTTTAGGTTAGGATTGGAAGCCGCCAAAGAGTCAAAACTCCAAACGGTAGTTAGAACCATATTAGGGTCTGTCATGGCTTCAACTGAAGTTATGTAACTAGATGCATATAATATTACTGAGTTTTGCCAAACTAACAGCGGTGCTAGGTAGGCTTGCCGATTTGTGAGATTGTTGGTAACTGCATTAATGTAAATGCCTATTAAGTTGAGTCGATCCATAGACGTGTATTGGGAGTTCACAAATCCTGATAAAGCAATCTGAAATGCCGCTACATTGCATGCTATAGTTTGTGACAAAGTTGGCTCAGAAGCAAGTGGTGCCTGAGAGTTTATGCTACAATATACCAAGTCGAGCGACGTTCCTGCCGGGAACTCCAGGACCGTGCCAATCCCAAAAGTATATGTGTCGATATTTCCATCTGAACTAAATGTAACAGTTCTTCCATATTGATCATTATTCATAACACCTGCCAAGAATTAGTTGTTATCGTATAGTAAGAAAAATGTCCGTTGGAACCAGAAGATCCTACTGTTCCTGTTGCTCCACCTCCGGCCCCTGTGCCTCCGCTACCGCCAGTTCCTAGTCCGACACTACCGTTGATTGTGAAAGGGTAGTTAGTGACTATATAAACAAATCCACCTCCGCCGCCTCCACCTCCACCACCACCGCCATCGGCTCCTACTCCACCAGAACCGTTGCCACCGTTTCCCCCATTGCCACCAAGAGCATAGACTCCTCCGGATGTGGTGCTTATGATGTAGTTGGCAAATATCATTATTACCCCACCACCGCCACCGCCGCCTCCACCTCCACCACCAGTGCCAAGGAAACCGGCAGCTCCACCGCCACCACCGCCGCCACCAATCCCAGGGACTTTATAAGACCCCGCCGAGGCTAGCTGTTCAATTTGAACTACTCTAGTTGGTCTATAAGTAAGAACACCAGCTGTGCCACCAGCGGCTCCGCCGCCCCCGGCACCACCATTGCCTCCTGAGCCTCCATAGCCTGCCTGATTTCCAGTTCCACTACCTGCCGCAGCAGAACCTCCGCCTATACCACCCGCTATAGATGCTCCGTATTCAATGCCAGGAGCTGAGGTTCCGGCAATACCGGCTGTGCCACCGCTAGCATTACCACCATTACCTCCATTATTTTGTATTTGAGAAGTCCCTGATAAAGTAAGAGTACCAGACACGTAGATTAAAAATCCATTAGTCTGCAGTATGGCCGATCCGGATAAAGTTAAGTTGTTGTAATAAGTGGTTCTGGATAGAACTGTAGTACCTGAAGAATAAGAAGCACTTCCATCGGATCCGTCTCCAAAGATATTTTGACCGGTCAATCCGCTTAGGTTTGTTATGGATGAAAAGTAGCCATCTTGCATTTAAGCACCCTCGAATACATTTACAGTTATAGAGGAACCAGCAATCAAATAAGGGGTGACATTTGCTGAGAACGCGAAAGATATCACCTGATTAGGATATATCGGTATACCAGTGGCTATAGTCACAGACGATGACGACCCTAAATACACTATGCCATTAATGGGTGCGATCATCAACATTTTACGATTGGTTAAATTAGAACCATCCACCCTGGCGGCAACAGACGACGTACTCACTGTTATGCTGCCGCTAGATAGAGCCGTGTTGATGATGTCATCGGTGCTAAGCTGATTATTATAGCTCGTAACGACATTCCCAGAGCCATCCACCACTTGTGTTTTCTGAGAAGCATTTGTCTGATTAGCTGAAGTAGAAGCCCCCGCAGGTAAGGGTAATGCTGCGGCCGATATAGCGAAGGTACCAGTGCCAGCATTCGCTGTTACAGTCCCAGATACAGGTTGGGTTGCTTGAAAGAACGTACCACTTACTGGGACAGCGGTTCCACTAGGGACACCCTGTATACTCAAAACACCACCAACATTGCTGCCAGCAGTGCCCTCACCTGCGATCAATAGTCCATTTTGGGCATCGATCTTAATAGTCTGCAAATTGCCAGTGGCGTCCTTACCAGCGACTTCAATTGCAGTTGTAGGGGCGGCAGACCCAATAGTACCATCGGCTTGATCTACTACCGGTAAATGTGAATTAATATCTGCCATAACAACCCCACTTATTCAATGATTACGCTTCAGTTCCACAGATTGTACTATATAGATCCATAGCAGCTAGGTCGTTGTTCATCATAATGCAA